GGTTTACGGACGTTAACGGTGTTACCAATCTTTGCACCAACTACGGCGAATTGATCGTCATAATTACGGTCTACTTCCGAAGTGAAAGTAAGCTCATTTTCCAAGACCATCAGCGCTTCGTTGGTGATCTTGGAAATAGTTAGCAAATTATTTGCCATGATTTTTCCTTAAAAATAAAAACTATCGAATTCGACCAGCCTTACGCGCCGCTTTCCACGCTTGGTAACTTCCGTGAAACTGACCGTCTGAGCCAATCTCTACGTTGTTTGCGCTTCCAGCATTCCGAATAGGGCTAATCGGTGGTGGTGCTTTACTTTTGCCAACAGGATTACTCGGCCTAGTCTCAGGTTGCTTCTCAAACTTGGCCTCCAGTTTCCCAATCTCGCGTAGCGCAGCGTTTGGCGACATTGAAGCAATCTTTCTTGCAAGATCGTCTTCTTTGGCTAAGTGATAAAGGATTTGTGGGCCTACGTCACTTTCCAAAATGGCATCCCGAATAGGGTCGCTTACCGCAACACCACTTGAGGCCACCATGTCATCGAAATCGGGTATTTCTGCCTTCGCTGTTGCCACTTTCTGCGCCCAACTAGAAATTACTTTCTGTTGCGCTTCGTCTGCCCTGCGCTGCAAATCTTCCCTATCCCGCCTTACCAATGCTTGCTCAGCCGACCAATCTGCTAATGCCTCTGCGTATTCAAAAGCATCGACAAATTGACTTGGCTGTGGCTTTTCGTCAGCAGATTTAACCTGTTGGGGTTGTTGCTGCTGCCTAATCGCCGCTATCTCGGTTTCCAGCTTTTGCCTTGCCTCACGTTCCTGCGCCGCTTCTTGGCGGGCCTGTTCGCGTTGTTTAGTTATCTCTGAAAACCGCTTTTCAAGTTTCGGATTCTGTTTCCGTTCCTCTGTCGGTTTAGCGTCCTTATTTTCGCTTAGTTCACTCTGATCTGCTTCCTCAACCGGCTCTGATGTTTCAGCCTCGGGAGTCTGGCTATTTTCAGCTAATCCAAGTTTGTTCGAATAAAATTCCGCTGCATTCTCGCTAGTCAGTACCTGACCGGCTTCTTTTTCACTTGACATGAGTTTCCTCAAGATTTTTGCCCAGTTAAAACCTAACTGGTAAGGTTGTGTGGTTTATACCACAAATCTATTGAAATTAAAGAGTTCCCGCTTTTCGGCGTTTTTCATCACCTTTTCTCATAAATTCTTTATTGACATTAGCAGCATTTTTTTCGCGTTCTGCAATGTATTTATCTAATTCCACTCGCTGCAATTTTCTATGTTCTGCGGCATGAAATTTGGCTTTTTCTTCATGTTCTTTATGAACTGGATGCGGTTTTGCAAACATAGAAGCGTGTTTATGCGCCCCCATTGCCTCCCAATGGCCCATTGCATCTTTTGCATTTTTTGATAATTCTTCACTAGATTTAGAATAAGTGCGATACATACTGGGATCACCAATGCGCGGCGCTTTTTTTTCCATTTCGGCTTGGTCAAATTCTGCTTTGTTGTAACTAGTTACGGTTGGCATTAAATTGCCCTTTCTGTGGTTTCAAGAAATGCTGCATGAGTTGCAGCCCTATCCAAACTTGCCAACATTAGGGCAACTTCGGCCTTCATGCGCTCAATTTCCTTTTGGGTTTCGGTCTTAATTACAGTTTCATGGGCAGATGCTTCCATCCGCATTTCCATTTCCTTATGGCGCTCTGCGTTTGTCAATTCCATTTCGTGAGCGCGGTTTGTTTCTTTAATCAAAACCCGCTTTGTTTCGGCATCTTGCTTAACTTGTTCAATGTCCTGACGCTGTTTAATCATCATTTGCATTTGCTGCATTTGTTGCTGCATTTGCTGCAATTGCGCTTGGCTTTGCTTCAATTGCATCTGAACTTGCGGCGGCACGGGTGATTTATCGTCGATCTGGGCAAGCGGGTTAGACGCCGCCAGCCGGTCAGCAATGACATCCGCGCCAGGGAAATCCATGTTTCTGAATACCAAGTCGCCAGCAACCTTAAACAGGTCAGGGTTGCCCGTCACCAATGGCATCATGGATTCAACCGCTGCTTGGCGCTTGGAGTTAAAGCCTGGGCCTGTGTCCATAACCACGTCATATTGCCCCACGGTCATGTCGTGCATAACCTTAAACACGCCGTTTTCGTCCTGTTTGCCTTGGTTAATTGTCACCAAGTCGGGCTTGCCATCATCGCCAATAATCCGCATTACGCGCTCGGAATCGTAAATGTGCGGAATCAAGTCTAAGATGATTTTGCCGGTGTGCGATACAGATTTTGTCAGGTTGTCGTAAAAATCGAAGTTGGTTAGGTCAACTTGCTGCTGTTGCCCGTTTAACGCTTTGCCCGAAATATTGCCTGGCAATTGCTGAGACGGGTCAAAAATGCCCATTAATGTGGCAATGTCTTGGTTTATTCCTGCGGCTGCTGCCATTACTCCGGCAGGCGGTGGCTCGGGTTGTAAACGCTGCGGGGGTGGCGCTGTCTGCCCATCAATGTCCGTTTGCTTGTAACGCAGCAATGGGAAAGACTTAACGTTAGCCGCTGCCCATTCGCTTTCGTGGCCTTCGTCTTGGCCTTCAGCCATTATCCATTTGGCTTTTGGAGCCAAGGCGACCGATTCGGTAATGGTGGTCTGCCAAAAGTTGTACATCCGTTGCGCGTCTTTAGCGTGGCGCACCATGCCAAATTTATGGCGTTTGTCGCCAATGACAACGTGCCGCCCATAAACAGGCACAACGGGAATGTATGTACCAGGCCAATCGCGTTCCTCAATAACTTCCATTGCGGTCAGCTTTTTCCACTTAATTGTGCGCTTAAACGATTTACGCTCATCAAGGATTTGGATGCCTGCCGCTTCTAAACGGGCGCGGAAGTCTTTACCTTCGGTAAATGTGGACGTACCGTTAGACAACTGATAAAGGGTCGCTGATTCGCGGTGCACGTAAAAATACTCGGCAATGCGAATATCCTCTTTGGTTATCCATTCTGATTGTGTATCACCCGTGCCGCGCTGGGTAAACGATGTTCCATCATCATTGTTAGGGTACAACTTGCGGAATTTGGCTTTGCTCATCATTGTGGTGATAAGGCAGCGCTCTGCGTCTGACCCGTCTACACGCTCGGAATTGGGGTCAAAGTAAACGGTAAATGGGTTAGGAATCGCGTCGATATAGACTTCCTGATCGAACGAATCTTCTTTGACGTAATTTGTGGTTACGCGCCAATAGCCCCAACCCATCCTTACAGCGTGGTCGAACCCCGTATCGTATGCGTTATCCGCATTGGAGTTAACCTCAATATGCCTGGTCATGCCTTCAATTACTTGGGCGGTCTTTACGTCCGCTTCGTTATTGGTGGCGTGTACTTTAATTCTTGGACGCTGCTGGCGCTGCTGATTGGTGACTTGGCGGCAGTACCCATCCAGCTTGTTAATTGTCAGGACAGGCCGCGATTCTAGGTTGCGGGAGTTTTGCAGTTCAACGGGCCATTGGTCGCCATTGACAAACTTTAAATCCTCCAGCCCTTCCTGGCGGTTATTGGTGTCTGCATCATTGCAGAGTTTGAGGAAGTCTATCGCTTCGTCAATGATTGGGTCAATATCCATTTAGGCCATCCATGACTGTGGTACTTGGTAAGTTTGCTTTACTACCCGTTTCTTTGGCTCATTGACAACTAACCCTAGCATTCTGAACGCATCCGCGCCGTGGCTGTACTCATCATGCAACGGGTTTTTGCTAAACGCCTTGGTGTCAGGGTCAACGTCAAACCTGTAATGTCGTAAACATTGTAGCCCATCCGCGCAGTTTTCCCTATCAAACCAGCAATTTCTAAACAATGTACGCGCCGCATTAATACTGTCTACGACCGGCGTTCTAGGGATAATTTTGGTTTTATACCCCGCTGCCCGCACAATTTGGTCGATAGAACGGCCTGCCGCTGCAAGGGTTTTATTCTCGGCATCATGCGGAAGCCAAAGTGTATCGTACACATATCCGTAAGTTTGCATCTTAGCCAAGTACTCGGAAATAGTCCTTTGACTGTCCTCATGGTAGCGAATCAGGCGAGTTTCCATGCCAATCCATTGGACAAACCAAATCGCTGTAGCGTCCGACCAGCCTAAGTCAAAAACCGCATGGACGGGTTTGGACGGGTCGTAAGGCACTTTGGTAATGCGTTCCTCAAGGTCTGCCATCTGCATTTCTCGGGCAAATACCGCACCGTCTACGGATTGGCGGCAGATTCCCTCCCAAACGGTGTTATAGGATTCAATGTCCCTGTCGCGCAAGGAATTTTTCTCCAATTCCAGCGTTTCGGGAAACCAAGGGTTGTCCGACCAATTAATCTTTTGGACTACTGAATTGCCAGGTGGATGGATGACAAACCGTTGATATGTTTCGTCTGACTCTAGTTCGGGGTTAAACGTAACCCATATTTCGCTTGCATCTTTACGAATGGTAGGAATCAGCACATTCCACGACAACCGGCTGGTCGTTTGGGCTTCTTCCACCCAGCAAATGTCTACGCCTTCATAGGATTTGACGTTTGCTACGTTGTTTTTTAGGCCAATAAAGGAGAATTCCGTCCCGTTTTTGCCCCTAATGCTGGTTTGGGTGATCTCGTAAAACCCATCCAAGCGCAGTTCTATGATTTGGTCGCACAGTAATTTGTGGACGGAATCCCGAATGGATGTTTGAAACTCACGGGCGCAAAGGATACGCAACGGCCTTTGTGCGCCTTTTATCAGCAAAGCCCTAGCTACCCCCCAAGACTTAGCGCCACCCCGTCCACCGTACAAAATTCGGTAACGCTGCTTTTCCGGCTGGAACAAGCATTGCAGCTTTTGCGGGAACTGCGCGTTAGCTATTGCGCCTTGTACGTCACTCATCCGGCTTTACAAAAGTGACAGTAATCCCGCTTATCAATGGAGCGCCATCAGCACCCGTAATCTCAGTCTTGGTCGATTCCCGATACTTCTTTGGGAATCGGGATGCCATCGACCGTGACCACATCGTAGTGTTGATTTTGTCCGAATCGCGGTTTTCCACTAAGTACGCTTGGGCTTGTTCCTCCCACCAATATTGTTCATATTGTTTAGCGTCCTCCATAGCGTGTAAAAATTCTTCATGGGCATCACGCCAAATGTAAAATGTTCTAAGGGAAAACCCTAATATCGAGGCTATTTGTTCTACGCTTTTGCCGAGTTTGCCCAACTCTATGACTTTATCGCATAGTGCGGGGTCATAGAGGGTTGGTCTACCTACCGGACGTTTTTCGGGTGTTTCAGTCATTTAAACGGCTTTCACGGGTAATAGCCTTGTTCCAAAATTGAATCGGCGTTTGTTGTTATGTGTGCCGCTGGAACCTTTTGGGAAACAATTTTGTAATTCCCACCCAAAGAACCTTCACCATGTTCCATTGCGTATTGCTTGCTTACCGAAATCCAATCCCCTGGGTTAATCCCTATTTGATTGGCATCTTTTGGAACCGCACGATAAACGGTAACCATTGCATCGGGTTTGTTTCTAACTTGCTGAAAAATCCTAACTGCTTCACGGTCTAAAGCGGGTACTCCGGTTCCGTAGTTTTGAACCGCTTCTTTCCCATAAATTGTGTTGTCAAATGCCGTTGTTAAATCATGTAGCCTAGCCGCACCACTTTCAACGCTCATTGGTCTATGCGCCATTCCATAGCCCATTTTGCCAACCATTCCAACAGGGTTGTACCCTTCCGCTATCTGCTGTGCTAAGGCCATGCTTTCTGGATTGTTAAATCTTCCCGATTGCAATGTAGCATTTGTTGCATTAGCAGTAGATTGGTTAAATGCCCTTGCTTGGTCATTCGCATAACCAATCATTTGTTGCAGGCTTGTTCCTGGATTTTGAACAAAATCTGCCGCATTCCGCTTGGCAGAGCCAATGGCGCTGTAAATGTCGGCAAGCGTAGGCATTATTTTTTCTTCTTAGCTTGCGCTTCCCGCTTCTCAGCATAGGCAATTGCGACTGCCTGTTTCACGGGTTTGCCGGCCTTAACTTCGGCCTTGATGTTCTCTTTAAACGCTTTTGGGCTTGCTGATTTTTTAAGCATTTTCTACCACCGCACAAATGTCGGCCTCTTGGATTACCTGGTAGTCCTGCCCGTCAATCTTGTGGGTAGGCCATTTCAGATAGTCCCCGTTGCCGTATTTAATGAAATCCCCGACTTTTACCTCGTAAACATCAGGGCCAACCGCAACAATCGTGCCTTCGTTGAAAGGCTCTTTGTTGTTCACAATAATGATAGCAGATAAGTTTCTGACTTGGGGTTTGACCACAACCCTGTCTTGTAGGGGCGATAAGTTCATTCTACGTCCCCTTTTACGGTCAACGGGACAAGCACCCGTGGCGGTCTGCCGCGCTTTTTAGGGATTTCCGTAATAGTTACGGTGTTTTCCGTGATTACGGCGGTCATTACTACTAGCGACCTATGTTCCCCGCACCATTCCGTTTTGTGGCGGTTTTGGTATAGAGGGAAACGCCTGCACTGTCCCATCATGTGATGGTCAATAAAGTACAGGCAATTGCTACAATGCGAATCAGCCATGCCAAATTCTCCTTGGTTTGGTCAGGGAGGGTCAGGGTGGATTCCTGATTCCTCCCGTCTATTAACGGTAAGTGCTACGGTTATGAGTGTAG